GAGAATTAGTTATAGGTTCAGTTGAGACTTTTGTTAAGTTTGAAGATACTCTTGGTAAGGTTCAAGCAGTAACAAGTTCTACTGCTGAAGATATGAATAACATATCTCAAGCTATTAAAACAACTGCTGTTGAGACTAGATTTACAGCTACAGAGATTGCGGACCTTGCTGTCTCTCTTGGTAAGCTTGGAGCTACGTCAGAAGAGATTCCAGATTTATTAAGACCTATCGCTACGGCAGCACAGGCTGTTGGAGGAGATATTGCTGTTGTTGGTGAGGCAATTCTAAAAACTAATAATCAGTTTGGAATAGCTTCAAATGATACAGTTGTTACTGCTGCTATCTTTGCAGATGCTATTAATACAAGTGCGCTTTCATTAAATTCTCTTGGCACTGCATTACAATACGTTGGTCCACTTGCATCACAAGTAGGTCTTTCATTAGCTGATACATCAGCATTTATGAAGGTTCTTGCTGATAATGGATTTACAGCATCAAAGATTGGTACAGGTTTACGTAACATATTTATTAAAATAAAAGAATCGGGTAAGCCTTTAATAGAAACTCTTGAAGAATTAGCAGATAAAAACATATCACTAGCAGAATCTGTAGAGCTTGTTGGAATACGTTCAGCAGGTCAGTTTGCAGTATTATTAGACAATATAGATATACTTAAAGAATCTGTATCAGTTACAAATGCGCTTACTCAGGCTCGTGTTGCTGAAGCTGCTCAAATGAAAACCACAGCGGCACAGGCTGATGTCTTAAAAGCCGTATATGAGAATCTTCAGTTAACAGTTGGTACAGCAATAGCTGATAATGAAGTTTTATTAAATAGTATTGGTTTATTAGATAAAAACTCAGAAAGTCTTTTACGTACTCAAATAACTTTAAATCAAGTTTTCTCAACAACTGATGGAGTTGAAAAATATAAAAAAGCACTAGATGACGTTGTCAATAAATCAGTAACGCCTGCGATAGCAGCATTTAAATTACTTTCTGAATCTGGTGTAACCTCCTCTGAAGATCTTCAAGAAGCTTATGAAGACCTTAGTAATATTTTAGGAATCACTAAACAAGATGCTGAAGAATTATTAATTAATATAGCTAATTCAAGCCGTAGTTCAGAAGACTTTAGAAAGAATATTAAAGCAACTTTAGTATCTCAAGGTGAGTCTTTATATAATGCAGGTCTTGCAGCACGAGATTATATTGGTTCATTTAAAGATTTAAAAAGGGTTTCTGAGGCAATACAGGGCGTAACAAAAGCAATAGCTGAAGATGCCTTTCAAACTGAAAAATCAACTAATCAACAAATATTAAGAAATGAAGTAACTGCACAATATGAAGATGCCATTGATAAAATAAATAAAAAAGAAGCAGAGGGAATTAATCAAGAAAAGCAAAGACTAGCTCTAGGTGATCAGGTAAAGGCAGATAGAGATAAACAAATTAAAATATTAAAAGAACTTCAAGGGGAGCAAACTGCGATAGAACTTAGTCAAGAATCACAGGTTAGATTAGGTGAGTTTATAACTGATCAAGATAAAGAGAAATTAAAAAACGCAAAGAAAGAAGTAGAAGATCAAAAGATCAGACTCTTACAGTATGATGTTGAACTAGATAGAGTTAGTGAAGTTAACGCTAAATATGGTGAAGAGAGAGATAAAAGGTTAAAAGCAACATTTCGTGAAGCAAGAGATGCCGCAAGATTATTTGAATTAAGGAAAAAGGAAATTCAGGATAGGTTAGATGACGATGAAAAGTTAACAAATTCAGCAATTGACAGAGCAAACACATTATTTGATTTACAGACAGAAGGAGCTAAGAATGAAGAGGATATTGCTAATGCAAGAAAAACAAGAGAGGATTCTATAGCAATAGCTCTAGCTAAACACGAGTTAAAAAGGAATAATCGTCTTCTTGAAATAGGTGAACTTAGTACAGATGTTCTTAAAAAGCAACAAGAATTTAAAAAAGAACTTGAAGATCAAGGTTTTGATACAGAAGAAATAGCAAAACTAAGTTTAATCTTTCAGAAGGTTGGAGATAATTTAGATGTTGTAGAACAGAATATAGAGGATGTAAATGACGAGCTTAACGAATCGCCAGCATTTAAAAAAATAACAAATCTAGTTGAAGATGCTGCAACCTCTACAAATTTATACATACAAAATTTAAAAAAATTAAAGAAAGAATATAAAAGAAACGAAATAACTACAGCAGCTTTTGCTAAATCGCAACAAAAACTTAAAGATGAACAGATTGCTATACTAAAAGGAATTATAGCTCAACTTGATACAACTACTGCTGCTGGTAAAGCCGCTGAAAATATATTAAACAAGCAAATTGATGCTGTAGAGTCATCTGGAGATAAGATTCAAAGCCTTAATGATCAGCTTAAAGATATTTTTAAAGGTACGTTTGTTGATGCTACAAGAACGGCTCTTGATGCTATTAATGAGTTTAATAAAGTTTCTTTTGAAAACACAATAAATAGTTTAAATGCTCAGAAAGATGCAGTTTCAGAAAGAGCATCATTTGAAGAAGATGTATTAAGATCTCAGCTTGAGTCTCAACTTATATCACAAGAAGAATATTCTTCCAGACTTGAGCAAATTAAAAAGAATGAAGTACAGAGATTAAATGCAGTAGAAAGAAAGATTTTCGATGAAGAAAACAAAAGAGATAGGCAACAAGCAACGTCTGATTATTTGCTATCTTTAGCTAGTATTGTTCCAAACCTCATAGTTACTGACAAAAAAGCAAACCCTGTAGAAATAGCAATTATGTCAGCTATCACTGGAGCTTTAGCCTCTGTTGCTTATGCCTCTCAGTTAAGCGCAATAAACAAAAGACAATTCATACCAAAGACATTTGCTGAGGGTGGTATTGTTGAAGGACCATCTCACCACGAGGGAGGCGTTCCGTTCACAGTAAGAGGTCAGTCTGGATATGAAATGGAAGGTGGTGAATACATCATCAATAAAAAGTCTGCAATTAAGTACAAGAGTTTACTTGATGAGATTAATAATACTAGGAAAACTCCTAAATATAAATTTGCTACTGGTGGTGTTGTCGGAAGAATCGACAATAATGAAAGTAAAAAGGTTGAACTTCTTGAGGCTATAGCTCAAGCAACAACTGATACAGTAATAAATACAGGTAGACCTGTTAAAGCATTCGTATCTTCAAGCGAATTAAACAATGATAGTAACGCACGTAGAATTAAAGAAAGAAACGCAAACATATAATGGCTATATATTTTTATTCATTTAACTCTTATCCTGATGGTGATACTAGCCTTGAGGGTAGTATTGATGGCTATACTCAGTCTTCTAGTGGTGTTGTTACAATAACAACAGAGAATACTTTTTCATTAAATACTGATGTTGAAGTTGGAGATGTGATTAAACTTTATGACAATAGTGATACCTCAAATTTTATCTATGCTATACTTACAGCTAAAACTGGTATTGTAGGGGGTGGGTTTGAACTGTCTATTTCATATGACTATAATATTTATAATGATGATTTAGCGAATATGGATGAATTCATTGTATATGCAAAGGAGCTTCATCCTGCTGGTCAACCAAATAATAAGTATATAACATCAACACAAAACGTATCATCTTCTTATAGAATAAACGCACGTGTAGAAACGGCAGCATATTCTGAACAATATATACAGTATAATATAAAAAAATATTACGATGTAATTCTTGATAACACACGTAGAAGTTTCTTTGAGAGTTTTAGCAACATAGCAACATCTATTGATGTTATTATGGTTGATGATTGTGCTAGTCCAAATGGATTAGCATATAAAGTATATATGCCTGAATCAAACTTTCAATTGTTAAACAATAAGTTTCGTAAGAGTGTAACTTTTAGAATTATAGCCTAATGAGCTATCGTGTAGAGATTGGTGGGAATAATATTGACCTATTTCCTGAACAGGAGATTAATATATCATTGGACTATTATGACAATGAAGATCCTTCTCGTATAAAGATTCCATTTTCTTTTGAGGATAAGTTTCCATACACCCCTGGCAACAAGAATGTTTTGCAGTATAATGCTTCTTCGTCTTTAGATGTTGGAACTAGGTCAAAGCAAGACTACACTGTATACAATGGTACATCAATTATATCAAGTGGTAAGGCTAGTATAGTATCTGTTGTTGTAAATAGTTCAGAACCTTATTTTAATATACTTTTTACAGATAGGGCAGCAAGTTTTGCATCTGAATTGAAAGATGTAACTTTTAATCAAATATATAATGATAACTTTTCCACAATTGAAAGAACACTTAAAACATATCTTGACTCTAATTCAGACTACAATCAAAGGGATATTGAAATACCGTTTATTGATGTTGACAATATTCAAAAAGCTTCTGGTTTCGAAGAGAGACAACTAACAACTTGGGGTATAGATGGAAAGAAGTTTGGATTGTTTCCTTCACTACGTGTAGTAGATTTTTTAGATAGAGTATTTGATTATCTTAATTTTACTTACACGTCTCAATTTATAAGTGGAACAGGAACTTGGGCAGCAGAAGATTTATATATGTTGTATCCATCATTTTTATCAAATGACGAGGCTGGGGAAAGAGATGCATTTCTATTTCCGTATCCTTACAATGTACCAATTAATCAAGATCAAGAGCTTGATGAGGTATCTCTTGTTGATTCAAATGGTCAAACTCGTATATTCTCAAAAAATAAGATTACAAATTATTTTCTTACTGAAGCGGAAACATACGAGCCACACGGACCAACAAATTACGCATTCCCAGCCGCTGAAATAAAGTACGATTACGGATTTCAATATAGAACATCTACTGGTGTTGCTGACTTTGGTTCTGAAAATATAGGATATATAGCTTATGGAAGTGCTTTTGATGCAAAGGTTGATTGGAGTGGTGGAGGATCGGTTACAATTTCAGGACTTAAAACAGCTATCGTAAGTTCAGAATACGAGTATTCAAATACTTTATTACCTGTTGCTGTAGACATAACAGACATAGATGATGCAAAGTTTACACCATACATATATATATTTGGTGGTTACACTGGTATTGATGCAATATCATTTAAGATACCTATGAGGGATGATGATGGTAATATATTATCTCTTGCGCCATCTGGTAAAACAACTCCAGCTACTGCTGATGATCCAGACATAAACAAAACCAATGGTAATGTTGAGAACACCCTTGAGTTTGATTCTTTTGATGCATATATTGACAATACTGAAGTATTTCGTTTTCTAGGAGGAACTAGATATTCAGTGTCAATAGGTTTAGAAATGTCAGAAGGATCATTAGAAGTTGATTTATTTACCACTGAAGACAATGGAAGTGGTGGTTACAACTCTGCATTTATCGCTTCAGTAACTTCATTTACTCAGGTTGATATTCGTAAACAAAGAATATTTGGATATAATTTAAATGCGCTTGGACTAAAAGTGACTAATGCAGGAAAGCTTCCTGCCATCACGGCTTCTGATAAATTTACATTTAAAGATAGTCTAGCAAACAACGAGTCGTACACTCCATACGATTTATTTATAGAAATTATGCAACGCTTCGGCCTTAGTTTAATTTATGACTATCGTCAAGGTCAGCAGAAATTTATACTTGATAATATGAACGATGTTCGTTCAAGTACAGCAATTGA